CCCCCAAAAGGGTCCCAAGCGACCCAAGCAGCCTAGAGCTGCCAAAGCTCCTCCTCAGGGCAAGCCCTCACCTAGCGGTGATGAGCATTTAAACTGGGAGAGCTCGAGTCAAGCGAGCGCAAGCGCTTCGAGCTCGAGCTCATCCAGCTCGAGCTCCTCGAGCTCGAGTTCATCCAGTTCAAGCTCTTCCAGTTCAGGGTCGAATTCGAGATCTTGCGCGAACTCGAATACCTCGATGCAGCACCAGTTCAACAGTTCTGGAATGCGTGTCGAGGATCGCAAGGAGGGTAAGGAGGAGAAGGTGCCACAAGTGGCACCGCATGGTGCTAGGAAGGGAGCACCCAAGCGACGACCACCCCGTAACATGACGTGTCACGGGTGTGGGCGGCCAGGCCACTTCGTTAATGCCTGTCCCGTTAGAGGCGGTCTTGTTGCCGACCCTGTCGTTCGTCTTGATCAGTTGGCGGGCCGCCCAGCAGCGGAGGCCCTTGCTATAGCTGATCCCTCCATTGCTGACGGCGGTGGTGACCCGCGTGACGTTGGGCCCCCGCCCCCACCACCACCTGATCAGCCCCAGCAAGGCGGCCCTCCTGGAGGAGCTGCCGGTGCCCCCCCACCACCAGATCCTGCTGTAGTCCGTGCTGAAGCAGCCGAACGCCACCGTAAGAACTTGTTCGATAAGGCGGTGCTTCTGCTACTCCACAAGGATCTCAATAGCAAGACTGATCGTGAGGTGGTGCTGCGGTCCTTGACCGCAATCGCCAGGAAGGACAATGTCCACACTGTTATTGACAACTTGTCCGGAGAGATCATGCACATTTTGGAGCGTGCATATGCACAGGCCTATCAAGATAGGCTTGTCGCAGGGCGAGCCCACTGTTTGAGTCGGGTCGATCGCGGTTTCTTCGGCAGTGTGTGGCACTACTTCCGCCTGCGACCCACTTCCATTCCCAGGAATTTGGGTCTCACTGACGTTGCCCACCTCAAGACTATTGAGGCGACTGAGACGTTCTCAGTCATACAGGGACGCACTAGTGCTGCCATCGTTGGCTACGCTTTGCGCCTGTTTGGGTTGCCACTCGCCGAGGAATGCGCCAAGCGCGCTATTGCTCGGATCGGGGTGGTAGGGATCATCGCCCCTGTGGTGTCGAGATCGGTATCCGGCCTATTGCCTACCGTAGCCGCACCATATGTTGGAACAGCTGTTGCGGCTGGAATGGGTTTCGGAGTTGTTCCACTCCTTACTGCATCGGCGATTTTCTCTGTCGGCGAGACCTTCTTCATGAGAAGGGGAGGCTGGCGCGAGTGTCTCATCAGAACGCTCGCACACTGCTCATTAGCACGAAGTAACCTGTTCTTCGGATGGGCAGCGCATGCCAGCTGGAACGTCGCATGTTACCTTGCTGCCCGTGAGACATACACTCTGGACACATATTACCAGGACGTGGAGAGCGAAGATCCCGTCCAAGTTGATGTGTGTCTGGATGAGTATGCTGTCAAGTGCGCCAAAACTCAGCCCGAGTTTAAGATGCGTCAACTTGACCCCATTTGCAAGCCTGGCCATGGGGCTACTGGCTCGTGGGGCATCGCTGGTTTCATTGGGACTACATTTAGAACGTGTAGCCACAATGAAAATATCTCGATGTGTG